GAAATGGATGCTCTTGCACCAGAAATGGATGTTCCTGCACCAGAAACACCTGCGGCGGATAATCCACCTTTAGACATTGAAGCCCCTTCCACTGATTTAGAGGGGTCAATGAATGGGGAACAACCAATGGGGGAGGTTTCATTTAAACAAATACAAAAATTAACCGGAAAATTAGCCCAAAAATTAAGAGAGTTTAAAGTTTCGGGCGAAATGTCATCAAAAGATATAAAATATGTTGTTAATTCAATTTTATCGGCATTAGATTTAGCTGCACTTGAAGAAGACGATAAAGAAGAAATTTTATCAAGATTTGATAATGAAGACATGGAAACCGACATGGAAACTGACATGGAAACTGACATTGAAACCGACATGAGCGCAGATGCTGGAGTTGAAACACCTGAGGGGGATGTCCCAATGGGTGAGGGATGGGATGTAGAAGAATCATATGAAGAAATTGAAGAAGATGAGACACCCGAAAATAAGTTTACAAAGAATATTATGGATTCAATTTTTTCAGAATCAAGGGTAGAATCTACGTTAATGAAATATTTTGAAAGAACAAAATCAGAAATTTTAAACGAACAAAAAAAACATAATCAATTTAAAGAAAATTTAAAAGTTAAAATTAAACAAGAATTAAGCGAGATTAATAAATTAGCTGAAAGCATAGCTCAAGAAAAAAATGCTAAGACTTTTTTATATAAAAATCCCACTTTTAAATTTGTAGGAAAAACCAATAAAAAAAGTTTAGTATTTGAAAATAAAGGTGAACAAATAAGAATTACAACAGAAGGCGAAATATTATGAGTCATTTAGTATATGTAAATGGATTAGGACCAAATTATAAAGGTGAACATATGTACGAATTTATTTTTTCAGATTCTGATGAAATTGGTGGCGAATATTGGGATGCTAAACCATCACATGGTCAACCAAAACCACCTGATTTGGATTATGTAAAAAAAGTTGGTATACTTAGAAATAGTGGTGTTATTTTTGATTTGGTACAAAATTCTGATGTTTTTGGGATGGAGGATGCGGTAGATGGCGTTATAGCATTAGCGTGGGAGAGTAGTGATATTAAACCTAATTCTAAAAAATTAGTATTTTTATTTGGTGAAGAGGAAAAAATTATAAAAGATAAACTATATTCAAGAGATTTAGTTCTTGAATTTGAAAAAGAAATGAGTTATGAAATCAATTAAACAAAAATACAACGAACTAATTCAAAAAGGTTTTTCCAAAAAAACTCTTTATTCTTTAAATGAAATAGAACTTTCGGGTCTTTATAAGTTAATTAGCGAACAAGTAAAACAAACAACTAAACAAGTTACAACTACAACAATCCCCTCATCTGTTGCAAAATCAACCGGTGCTAATGTTGGTAATGTTGATATAAAACAAGACGCATCCGGTAATATTGTTGCAACAAAAATGGAGGGCGAAATGAAAGAAGCTGGAAAGAAAAAAGTAAATCCTTGGGCTGTTTGTACTTCAACTATGGGTAAGAAGTTTGGTACGACCGAAAGAAGTGAGTGGACAAAAAAACAAATGGATGAATATGAGCGTTGTGTTATGGATGTTAAAAAATCAGCAAAAAAATATAAGAAAAAAATTGATGAAGAATTAGAAAAACAACTTGTAAAGTTAGTCGAAAAACATATCTCACCAAGAATGACTAAAGGTGATTTACTTAATTTAATTGAGCAAGGTACTAAAGAAGCACCGACAAAGCCTAAGGAAACAGAAAAAGAACGTACAAGACCTTGGCATCCCGGAAGAGATCCTCGTCCCGGTGTTGATCCAGCGCCAAAAGCTAAAAAATCGGATGAGAAGAAAAAAGAAGATATTATGAAAATAATTGCACAAATATTAAATAATAATGAGTAAAAAATTTAAATTATCTGAAGCTCCGGTTGATTATGGTAACTATCCGGAAAGAATGGACCCAAAAACAGAAAGAAAAGTTTCTAGTCCAGAAAATCCTTATGCTAAAGCATTAAGAGGGGGCGTTTCTGATGTTGAAAAACTAATTGGGTCTCGTTTTAAAAAAGTTGTTGATAAACTAAGAGCGGTAACAGGAATTAATGATTTAAGTAATAGATATGTTATGAGTCAATTAGTCGGGGAGATGATGGGTTATGTTAGACCCATAGTTAATATTGAATCTAGACATAAAGCAGAATTAGAAAGATTAGCAATAGATCTTGCTTTAGATATTACTGAGGTTGAAGAAGATTGGTATAAAATAGAGGCGCTTCTTAATCGAGCACCAATTAATGTTTCAAATTTTAGAAAGAAAAAAGAGGAAGAACCTAAATTTGAGGTACCAACAAGTTTTGATGTTGAAGAATTGACTGATGAGGAAAAATTTGAATTAGAAAAAGCTAAAAGAAATATTATAAATGCTATTGTGCAGGGTTCAGCAAAAAAAGGACATTATGCGTTTCAAATGCCTAATGTCAAAGCTAAATTAGATGCTATTAACCCTTCATTATACGGAATGTATTCAAAAGTAATGGCAATTAATGATTTGTTATATTTTACTGTGGAAGATATGATTGAGCAGATGAGTCAAACTGGTTCGGGTGTTGCTGGAAAAACACAAACAATGAGTAATGATGATGACGATGAAAATGCACCAGAAATAAAAATTGTTGCTGAAGGATTATTTTTTCCAATATTAGTACATGAAATAGTTAAAGGTATTGAAGAAGCAAAAGGAAAATACGGATTACCGGAAGACCCTGAAATGGCTATGAAAGTCATGGGACAAACAGATGTTTTATCTCAAGAACCAATGCAATTAAGAATTGGACCTGAATTGGTTGAAAAAATAAAATTTGCTTTACCTGCGGAAATTTTTGAACCAGAAAATAAAGGTTTAATTAGTTTTTTCCAAACTGAATTATATTCTTTACCCGCTAAAGAATTTTTGGATGTTATAAGTGACGTTGTTTCTGAAAATGACGCTGAAAATAGAAAAGGAATGAAAAAATTTAGTGATTTATTAAAAATTGCAAAAAATAAAAAATCACAATACGACAAATCAAAGAAATCAACTGATTCGGGTGATGATGAGGATGAGGAATTTGGTTCATTCTTAAAGGGTTTAGATTTGTAAAATCACTCTATTAGTTATTCTAATAGATAATATATAATGCAAGGATTAACAAAAGAGCAATTAGCGTTAGAATATGTTAGGTGTTTAAAAAGCACACCATATGCGCTTAAAACGTATTTACAAACATATGATAACACGGTACAAAAGTATGTACCTCTTGAGTTATTTCAAGACCAGCAACAATTAATTAACGATTATGATACGTATGAAGAAAATATTGCGTTAAAATATCGTCAAGCTGGTGTATCAACTGCTACAGCGGGTTGGGCATCAAAAATACTTGCTTTTGCGAAAAAAGAAAAACCTGAAAAAATTCTAATTATAGCAAACAAATTGGATACCGCTGTTGAAATGGCGAATAAAATTAGAAGTTTTATTGAGCAATGGCCTAAATGGGTTGGTATTGAGTTTTCGGATGAAAAAAATGCGGCAAGACATTTTAAATTAAATAACGGTAGTGAAGTTAAGGCGGTTGCAACATCTAAAGATGCTCTTAGAGGTTATACGCCAACAATCCTTATTTTTGATGAGGCGGCTTATATTGAAGCTGATGATGATTTCTGGGCAGCTTGTATGGCATCTCTTTCTACTGGTGGTAAAGTTATTGTTATATCAACACCAAACGGATTTGACCCAATTTACTATGAAATTTATGACCAATCAATTCGTAATATGAATAACTTCAAAATTACAGAAATGTATTGGTATAGAGATCCCAGATATACAAAAGATTTATATCTAGTTAAAACAAATGATATCGTGGATTATCTTTTAAATAGAGAAGAAAGAAAAGATTTAGAAATTATTGATTTTTCACATATAAGTCCACATGAAAGAGATTTCAATATAATAAAAGATTATATTGGTCAAGGATTTAAACCATGTTCAACTTGGTTTGAAAATATGGTTAAAAAATTAAAATATGATAGAAGAAAAGTTGCACAAGAACTAGATTGTCAGTTTTTAGGTTCAGGTGACAACGTTGTAGATTCAACAATTCTTGAAGATATTAGAGAAAATCAAGTTTGTGAACCAAAATATAAAACAATGGGAGGTTCTTTATGGGTTTGGAAAGAACCCGAACTTGGACATAAATATATTCTTGGTCTTGATGTCTCTAGGGGAGATAGTGAAGATTTTTCAGCTTTCCAAATAATTGATTTTGATAGTAGAGAACAAGTTGCGGAATATCTTGGTAAAGTACCCCCAGATGTGATGGCGGAAATAGCGTATAAGTGGGGAACAACATATAACGCTTATATTGTTATTGATATTACCGGTGGTATGGGGGTTTCTACTGCTAGAAAATTACAAGAATTAAATTATAGGAATTTATATATCGATGGACTTGAGCTTGGGAATAAGTGGAAATATGATGCAAAAGCACTTGATAAAATCCCCGGTATTAATTTTAATAATAAAAGAGTTCAGATTATTTCTTCATTTGAGGAGGCTTTAAGACATAAATTTAAAGTTTATAGCAGTAGATTATTAAATGAGTTAAATTCATTTGTTTATATTAATGGTAGACCCGATCACCAAAAGGGTCGTCATGATGATTTAATCATGTCAATTGCTATGGCAATTTATGTTTCAGAGTTTTCTTTTACACAATTAGAAAAAGTTACGGAACATACGAAAGTTATGATTGAATCATGGCAAGTTAATACATACGAACCTAAACAAACTTCACAATTCTTTAATCCGAGCGTATCTTTTACTGATGATAAAAGTATATATAGAAATAACCCAACAAGAAAAGACTATGAACAACATTCTTGGTTATTTGGTGGGATAAGAAGGTAAAAAAGATATAAAATGGAAAATGAAAAACTAACAATATGGCAACGACTTTCTAAGGGTTTCGGTCCAAATTCATTACTTGGGCAAGAAAGTCCAACATTTAAATTTGATAAGAAAGTTTTATTAAAAACACCAAATAAGCAAGAGTACGAAAGAGAAAAACTCCAAGCACAACAAACTGCTTATTTAACATACCAATGGGGTAAGATTGAAAATAATTTATACACTCAATCTGTGTATTATGAACCCACTAGATTAGCATCATATTATGATTATGAGAGTATGGAGTTTACTCCGGAAATTTCAGCAGCATTAGATACATTTTCAGAAGAATCTACAACACCAAATCAAGATGGTCAAATGTTACAGATTTATTCTGAATCAAAAAGAATTAAATCAATTTTAACAGATTTATTCTATAATCAATTAGATATTAACACAAATCTACCCATGTGGACAAGAAATACTTGTAAGTATGGTGATAATTTTGTGTTTTTAAAACTAGACCCAGAAAAGGGTATTGTTGGTTGTTTTCAACTACCAAATATTGAAATTGAACGTATTGAAAAAGGGATGGTTAAACGTCCGGGCGGAACACCAAATAGCGAACCAGAAATTAAACAAATGAAATTTTCTTGGAAGCAAAAAGATTTGGATTTTAATACTTGGGAGGTCGCACATTTTAGATTACTTGGTGACGATAGAAAACTACCATATGGTACTTCGATGTTAGAAAAAGCAAGAAGAATTTGGAAACAATTAATTCTTGCTGAAGATGCGATGTTAATTTACAGAACATCCAGAGCACCGGAAAGAAGAGTATTTAAAGTTTTTGTTGGTAACATGGATGACAAAGATGTTGAAGCTTACGTACAAAGATTTGCAAATAAATTCAAGCGTGACCAAGTTGC